AATATCGCTCATATTCATAAAATCAAATTGTTTTGAGCCGTCTTTTAGTGTTACTACTGCATATACTCCGATAATCTCGCCACGATCAATGATAGCCGGCTCATGGTCTAAGTCTGGTCGAGTTCCTTTCTTTATTTTAAAGTGGTCTTTTTCGTATACACAAGAAGCTTCTATAGAAGTTAATGTTCCTGATCTGCGGCTTAATTCTATCATTCCTCTATACCCCAACATAAATGCAGCCTTTCCGCCACGAGGGATTAAATAAACCATCCCTGCTATTCCGGGCTCGAGTCCATATTGAGCGCAGGACATTATAGCACCACAGATTGATTCAGTGCTACAGCTATTTAATGTGGGATTTTTAGCAAGTTCGACATAAAATAGGCGTATAAGTCTTTTTACGCACATTTCCGCTGGGATAATATTGCCGAGCAAATCTTCCATTCTGAGTAATGTTGGATATGCATGTACTTTAATTCTTGTTGTTTCTTCGCTCATAGTTCTAGTCCTTCGTTCGTTTTTAAAATAAATCGACGTGATGCGGAAAATTCTTTAACGTACTTGCTATAAGTTTCGACATCATCTTCTTTTAAAGATGCAGAATCAAAACGTTTAGTACTCTTTGCAGATTTCCACGTAACTGCTATTTTACCTGACTGGGACAGTAAAGTATCATTTTGCCCCATAAATATTTTAATCTTGTCTTCGAGTTCTGACTTTTGAGAGTCCAACTTTTTTATAGTTTGTTTCACCTTTTCTAGTTGTATTAAATCTTGCTGTATATCCCCATTTGCCACAACGGGCTCTTCAATACTTTTGTATCCATGCAGGCTAATTACTTCAGCTCCACTTGCAGGTCGAGGTGCAACCCTCGTTCTTACGCAATCCCAGAATGATTTCTGAGTCCGCAGGAGCATCTCTTCAAGCTTATAATTTCTATCAATCACATAATGCCTAAAATCATTTCCTCTGATTAAAACAGCTACATATGCACGCTTAACATCGCATACTGCCATATAATGAGAGACCTGGCATAGATAGTGATCAGGAATTGTATTATCTCCTTGTTCACCCCAGCCTGTATCAAAAGAGGCGGTTTTTGCTTCGAATATGGCATCATCTCCAACCCATCCATCTATGTTGCCGGCCATATATGCAATATCTTTATGTACAATTAATTTTGGGTCCAAGGTCACAGTCATTCCAGTTTCTTTTTCAAACCAGGCTCTTACCGCTGGCTCCAAGAAATTGCCAGCCTTTATATAAGGCTTATCTGAAATGTCTTCAGCATGAATTTGTCTTGTCTTTTCCTGCCATAATTTGATCTTATCCCCATATGGGGATATACCACAAATCGTTGCGGCATCCGAGCCGCATATATAATCCAATCTTTCCTCTAGCTGTTTTGCCGTTAAACTCATGACTCACCTTTATTTTCATCGACTGCTGATTCTGCTTTTTGCATCAGCTCTTCTTTTCTTTTTAAGCTTTGAACATGCAGTCCATACACGTAAAAAAAAGCAGTATATAAAATTAACATACATAAAATCCCTATTATGTTTTCCTTTGACATTATGCAATCCTCTGTTCGGAAGTCATAAAGTCTTCTCTGCAATGAAATGCAATATTGCTGGCTTTTTTAGTTGGTTTTCGCAGTTGTCTATATATATCTTTGCACATGAATATCGTAGATATACCAAGAGAAATTGTCAGAACAAAAATAGCAACGGGTATCGTCATTAATGCATAATCAATCATGTCCATCTCCTTAAGCCGCCCATTGTGGGTCATTGTTAATCTTCGTATCTTCTAGCAAATAATAGTAGCTAGAGTCCCCTTGTAGATTCCATGAACATTCTGCGTCATATGCACGCTCTGATTCAATGAAATCCTCGTCACCATGATACATTTCCATGCACATATTAAAACCCTCCTTGGTTCAAATTGACTGACAATTCTTTATATATATTGCATTTGCATACTTTCATTTTTTAGTCCTTCGTTCGTTTTTTGTCTCCACAATTGGCGACTAAGGACATCTTATCTTTCCGTGTCACGAGTGTCAAGTGTTTTTTTATAAAAGAATGATTTAAAAAAGGTTGACAGAGTTTTAAAATAGGAATACATTACACTTAAATGCACAGGAGAAAAGCTATGAAACAAAAAGACGACGTTAAAAAGGTAACAATGACTATTAGAATGACCGAGGCAGACTATGCCAAAGTTAGACGCGCGTGCTATAGAGACGAGCTTAAGCCTGCGATGTTCGCATATGAAAAAATTATGAAAGGCATAGATGATCTTATAAAAAGACAAGAAAAACATGGTTATCAATGCATGACACCTTTGCTGTGATCTGTTTCCTTGTGAAAGCTATAGTACCTAGAAGCTTGTATAAGCCAATCTAAGGGCACAGAAAATAGCTCCCCTGTATCTAGTAAAAGCTCTATATATTCTCTGTTATCGCATTCTGACATGTCAAAATCAGGCTCAATTTCAGTATGTTCTGGAAGATTATCTTCGGAGTCATAATCTTCGGGATTTTCGCTTAGAAGTTTGAAGAATGGCACAGATAAACGCTCCTTGTTATTAATGCTGTATTTCCAGCATTACACAAAGAGAGAAAAAAATGAAGATTTATAATTAGATTTTAGAAAGAGGATTAGATGACCGGTTTGCAGAACGAGGACTAACAAGTATAAGCAAACCGACCAAAACATTTTACGACTTATCTGAAAGGATTTTACTTTTTTCAAAATTGTCGTAACATGTACGGGACCGAAAAATAAATAATAATTCTTAAGAGAATTATTTCATCTTAGATCACAGTTAGACGCTGTTTTCTAAGACCCTTTAACAAATGATACTTCCTCGCAAGAAGAGAACAAATGATAAACCAGAAAAACCTACAAGTCAACCTCCCGAATCAAGTATCCAGCTTTATTGGCGAAAATACCTCAAAAAAACCCAGTTTCAATGTAAGTTATCGTACTCAAGAGCAGCTCGACCATATTGAAAGCTTTCGTCATCCTTTATTAGAGCATCATAGAACTCGTAAAAAATCCTCTGTCTTCGCTTTGCTAAAATTAATTTGCGGCAGGCATCTGCATGGTGAATGGAAAATGTGCAAGACCAATCAAATCAACCTAGGTAAATCTTTGCCTCTCTTTCAACATAATAAGTCAGTAGGGGAAAGACAAGTAAGAAGACTGCTTACAACCTTAAGTGAAAAAGGTCTAATAAATTATTATTCAGTCAATGGAAAATTTAAGGAAGTGAAGGTCGCCGTTCCCACTCAACTCGGTATGGATGTTTATCGTTATATCATCCTAAGTAACCGTTCAAACGTCCGTTTAGCCAAAATGAACAGAGAACCCCAAAAGCCAATAAATTCAATAGTTTTAGATGAAGTTCCAGAACTAAAAAAAGAAAATGTCCGCCATGATATGGGGTTTTGTTTAAAAACACTTCCGGATATGGATATGGAAAATACGCGTATGAACGAAATCAAAACGCAGAGGAAAATTGACCTCAATGCGCCTCCGCTCAGCTACGAAGAACTTCAGGGAGCCCATTTGCACGCAAATGTTTGTCCATACCCGGAAAAAATCGAGCCAAAAGCAGCTAACGAGCCTGACGTGCATTGGACCGAGAAACTGCAAGAAGGTATGCGTTTGAGCACGATTCGGAAAAACGACACAATGCTTCCCCATGCCGTTTTCCAAATGCTTGACAAGAATTTCAGGGACGAACAAGCGGACATTTTGTGTAAATTGCTTTTGATGACAAACGAATGTCAAGCAACTAAAATCAGCATAATTGAATGCGTTAAGGCAGCTATGACGAGGCAATACTTGAAGGGTGAAAAAGTTTTGAACTTTGAGGCATTTGCCAATTCAATTATGAGAAGATATTTGAAACGTCTTTATCCCACAGACTTACCCACAGAAAATGTGGATAACTAAAACCCAATCACATGCTAAATTATTTTCGAATGGACCGACTTTAAAATTAAAAAGGAGAAGACAAATGAAGAAAATCAACTTAGATTGGGATGAAGATGGTGGACACATGAGAGCACATAAGCTGGCTTTAGCAGCAATAGAGTCATCTAGCTTAAGCGAGGATGAGCAAGAATTGATCTACACCGATAGATTCTTTAAAGAGCTCAATAAGATCCAAAGGCGATCTAAAAGAAATTTCGATGAAGGACTTAAAAAATTTACGCCAGCTAAAAAAAAGTATCCCCTTTTAAGGATTAGTGCGATATAGTCTTAGAACGATTTAATTAAGGAGACTAGAATGATAGATTTAAAAGACGAGCAAATAAAGGATGTTTCAGGTGGGGAGCTTATTTGCTCTGAAAGCGGGTTGTTGTACTTTAAGCAGGACGATAAGAACATGATTCGCTTTTACGTTGTGTTAGAGGGATCAGATGAGGACTTTGAAAAGATGACACAACCCGTCCAGGAAAGATTCTAAATATAAAAGCATGGATGCTTAGATGGTATATAAAGAGTCTCAAGAGCAGATAGCGCTTTTGAGATGGTTTAAGTTGCAATATCCCGAGATTGGCGACCTTTTAATAGGTTACCCAGCTGGGGTTAATCTTGCGGTGATGCAGCGTGTTCGTGCAAAGGCTATGGGCCTAACTGCAGGGGTGCCCGATTTACAGTTGCTGGTGCCCCGTTTTGATAAAATTACTGCTAAAGTGATCCCAGGCCTATTTATTGAAATGAAATCGCCCAAGGGAAAAGTATCTAAAATTCAGAAAGAATTTCATGATAAGTTGCACGCCCAGAATTATACCATTGTCATTTCATACAGTGCCGAAGAAGCGCAAAATGAGATAAAAAAATATCTCAAAACCTAGTTATCTAAACATTTTTATATTTAAAAACTTCAAACCAAAGTCAGTCTTGTGATAGAGTCTATATAGGTATATACAAAAAAGGATATTTTATGGACCTTAGAAAAGGATCGGAAGTAAAAAAAGGCAAGAGACGCTGTATCAGGTGCTCTGGCCGAAAGAAGATGTATAAGGTGCGTGGAGGTTGGAGCCATGAAAACTCAGGCGGTACACTGCAGGATTGCCCTCTATGCTTAGGAAAGGGGCTTATTGATGTAATTCCTCCGAAGATTGAGTCAACACCAGATAAGATAGAAGAGAAAAAAGATGACAAAGAAAAGAGAAAACCTAGAAAAGCCAAAGAGCACATCCAAACCGAGTTCGACAAAGAATACTGATAAGCCAAAACGTCCTCCACCGGCACATTTAAAAGAATATAACGATCGAAAGACGGCTGCTTTTAAAGAAATTATGAAGCGCAAAGAAAAAGAAAAACCACTTAATGGAAGGCCTACGAAATATACACAAGAGTTATCCGAGTATATTATTAGGCGTGTTGCATCTAGCGAGATGAGCTTAAAAGACCTTTGTGCCTCCGACAATAGGATGCCTGATCGCTCAACTATTAATGAATGGCGCTGGGATTATCCTGACTTTTCCGCCGCTTACAGGTTAGCTAAATTACATCAAACAGAATTAATGGCCGAAGATTGCGAAGAAGTTTCAAAAGAAATTGAATATATTTCTGACCAACAGGGGTCTCAAAAAGTAGATCCTGGCTTCATTGCTTCAAGACGCCTAATTGTCGATACGAAAAAATGGCATGCTAGCAAACTTAACCCGACAGTATTTGGTGACCGAAAAGCTGTAGAGCAATTACAAGGCGAGAACGAGGCAATTAAAGCCGAGCTTATGGCTTTAAAGGCGCAGTTGGCAGAAGTTAATAAGAAGGAATACTGATGATTGATACTGCATTTGCGTTTCTTATGTATACGATATCTGGAAGTATCATCGTATGCGTAATTATGAGCGTATTGGATACGTTACAGGACTGGAAACGCATTAATAAGATAATGGAAAAAGAATGATTGGCGAACCACTGACAAACAAAGAAAAGATAGCATCTCTTCAGCTCACCGTATTCGACCTGCAAAGGCAGCTGGTTGCTCTTCAAAAGACACAGCTGATGATACTGGAGAGACTTGGTAAGATTCAGGCTGGGAATACGAGGCATAGTTTTATAGTAAACAAGGAAAATAAAAATGACTAGAGAAGAAAAAATAGCAGCACTATTCGAACGCGTAGTTGGTAAGAATGAGCCAACCAACATAGATGAATACAAGGATGCATACTGGCAGAAGCTGAGTATAGAGGGTGAGACTGAGGAAGATGTTTCGGCTCTTAAGACTCGTGTCACGGCATTCCTAGGAGGCGCTATCGACAAAGCGATTCCGGGTTCTGGTGTCTACGATATTCTGGTGGCCGTCAAAAGATTATCAGACTTCGACGCATCTGAGGAAGGTTTTGCGAGACGCGAAGCGAACCGGCTCGATCAAGAGCGAATTGTTAAGGAGCTGAATGAGGGGATGGCGGAGATTGACGCTGAGAGTGAGGTATAAAAATGCCAATAACAGATAAAGATTTAGATTTTACTCTAAAAGACAGGCGTATGGAAGCAGGTCTAAAGCAGTTTGCAGATGTATAAGCACGCAGAAGCCATTGATGATAATGGTTTGTAATGATTTAAATATAAAATCAAAAAAGGTTAGAGATGCAAAAAGAAAAATTACACTTTTTAGATGATATAGACGTAGACAATATAAATAAAACTAACCAATATTGTTTGTTGGGCGCAATAAAAAAAGGTCTATCTAAGTACTTAGATTCTGTTAATGAAGTTTCACCTGCTGAGAAAGAGGTTGTTATAACCTCATTAAGAGAAGCGCAAGAAATTGAATTAAAGTTTCCAATGTTATTTCCTATTCCAGGTAATGCTCTAAAAAAATATTATTACGAAGCAGTATTGCAAGTTAAAGAATTGCTTTTAAATATGGAAGAAAACTTAAGTTACATGGAAAAAAATGGATTTAAAGATTCCCTGCATGGATTTTGGGATGAATATTCGTTATGGGAAACGGCGGAAGACAGATTGAAAACTTTTTACAACGTAAAAGATGAAGATGAAAGTTGACCTAGACCGAGAAACAATGGTCGCAGAGCTTCAAGGTAGCCTTCTGGAGTTCTGCAAGGTATTCTATCCTCTTTTAACAGGTCGAGATTTTATCATAAGCCAACCTATAGGAAGGGAAGCACATGCCATTACCATCTCAAGAGCCCTCACGAGAGCCGCCAGACTACAACTTAACTCTCAACGACTCATTATCAACGTGCCTCCAGGTCACGGTAAGTCGACTTTCCTATGCATGTGGGTGGCTTGGACTCTGTCTAAATATCCTGATTCTAGGTATCTGTATATATCCTATTCAAAGTCTCTCGCTGCTAAGCATACCGAGACTATTAAGCGTATTATTGGGTTGCGTCATTATAAGTACTTATTCGATGTATCTATACGTTGGGATAGTAAAGCAAAAGAATTCTTTCAAACTACAGCTGGCGGTTCTATTGCAGCTTTTGGTTCAGCTGGGGCTATTGTTGGGCAGGATGGTGGGCTACCTGGTCTAGATAGATTCTCTGGGGCAATAATCTGCTTTCCTTATAACCAGTTAGTAAGAACAGAGATGGGATCAATATCAATTGGTGATATAGTTACAAAAAAGTTGGATATCAAAATTTGGTCTTATAATTTAAAAACAAAGACAGCAGAACTTAAGAAAATTAATAATTGGTTCGAGAATGCCGGAAGCGAAATATTAAAGATAAAACTGAGCGATGAAAGTTATATAGAATGCACGCCTTGTCATAAAATATTAACCGAAGATGGGTGGACTCAGGCAAAGGATTTATTGAGCAGTAATAGCAGGATAATTTCTCCATCTCCATATCGTTCTTTGAGGCACACCAATAATAAGAGCGGCATCTCTTTGCTTTATAGAGAAATCTTTAATAATGCGAAGATGATAATCAGAAAGAAGATCGAACTTGGAAGGATGTTTAAGTCTTACTTTTATTCTTCTAGCGCCTTCAGTTTCTCTGGCCCTTGTTCGCCCCCTTCGAATTGCTTGAATATAAACATCACTAGTTCCATATTCAAGAGCCAGTTCTTTGGCACTTTTGTCACTCATAACCCAATGAACTACATCTTTCGTGCTAAATCTGGCGTCAGAGTGGCTTTCTCCCATTTGAAATGTTCCATGTTTAATGGCGTCCTGCATGTTATCAACCTTAGTTCCGTAACAAAGATTTTCAAGTCTATTGTCATGTCCATTTCCATTTTTATGTCTCACTTCGACTCCTTTTGTTTGTGGGCCTATAAACGCCCAGCATACCACCTGATGGACACTCCTATTTTTGTGGACTCCTTCGCTACAGGTCATAGTAACCCTCCAATATTTTCCTTGGTGGCCAGGAGTTTGTTTTTTAATTTTTCCTTTAGCAATCCTTTTGGTTCCTTTAGGGTAAAAAACGATTCTATCTTCGCTTCGAATATTGCCAAGATTAGAAACAGAATAAAGACCTTCGTATCCGGGTACAGGACGCCACTCTTCGTTGAAAATATTGGTCATACGGACAAAACCTACTGTTTAGAAATACAGGATAATCATAACTTTTTGATTGGATGTGGTCAATATGACCCTGTAATAGTAAGTAATTGCGATGACTTACACAAAATAGACGAGGTGCACTCGGAATCTATGAGGGAAAACGTCATAGCGAATTACAAGGAAACCATCCAGCAGCGCGCTAGGGGTGTGAACGTTCCATACATATACATAGGGCAAAGGGTGCATGAAGCAGACCTTGCAGCGTATCTCCTGGATGGAAAAGATGGATATGAGTGGGAACAAGTTATTTTGAAAAGTATTGATTCTGTTGGGAATGCGTTATATCCAGAAGCATTCCCTTTAAAATCGCTTCTTATTAAAGAGCAGACCGATCCATATGTGTTTGCATCTCAATTCCAGCAAAATCCTATACCTGCTACTGGTGGATTATTCAAACCCGAGTGGTTTATAACACTCGATGAAGAGCCAGAGATGTTGGTTACATTTATTACGTGTGACACGGCAGAAACATCTAAATCATGGAATGATGCTAGTGTATTTTCATTTTGGGGTGTATATGAAATTGTTAATTTTGGAAAAAAATCTGGAGAATTGGGGTTGCACTGGCTGGATTGCACAGAAATAAGAATTGAACCTAAAGATTTAAAAGACGCATTCATTGAATTTTATACGGAATGCACGCGACATAGATTACCTCCAATTATGGCCGCTATTGAGAAGAAATCAACTGGCGTTACATTGGTGAGCGTTCTTAAAGAGATGCGTGGAATAACAATAAGAGAAATAGAAAGGACGAGAGCAAGTGGAAGTAAGACGCAGCGTTTCCTTGAGATTCAGCCATATATAGCAACCAAATTATTATCATTTACTGAAGATGCCAAGCATAAGTCGATGTGTATAAAGCATATGACATCAATAACAGCCAATGAAAGTCATAAAACTGATGATATTTGTGATACGGCCGCAGATGCCATACGACTGGCACTAATAGACAAGACCGTATATAGTATAGATAAGAAAGATGACACACGGAGTGGAATCTTAAGCAAGTTGAATAAGACATTTAACGATCGATTGATAGCAGGGAACGCTAAAAACTATGGAAGTAGCCAAAAAATATTCTGACCGTTTAGTTGACCTAAAGAAAACAGTTGAGGAAGCTCAAGAGTACTTTAGCGAAAACGTCGACCGGTTCAACGAGTTTATGACCTTCGTCTTCAGGTCTTCTATGAACCAGCAAGAAATTGCGGCTCTAGAAACCACAAACAGACCCACCATAGAATTTAACATCCTAGAAGCCTATATATCCCGTTTACGTGGCGAATTTGCCAAACAGCAGCCCTCTATAAATGTTCGTGCAGCCGATGGTATCCCGCTTTCTTCTTTGACCCCCGAGTTTACCGAGACCCTGAAAGTATTAGAAGGACACCTAGGCGCTATCTTTTCTGAATCCTCCAATGACATGCTTGCCTATAATGTAATGACCGACCAGCTGGCAGGCGGGTTCTCTGTAGTCAAAGTGATGACCGATTATGTTAACGAGATGTCTTTTGAGCAGAAGATTTGCGTCACCAGAGTTTTTGATCCCACTTTATGTTTTTTCGATCCCTTAGCTAGAGATAGCCACAAAGGAGATGGGCGCTATTGCGGAGAGCTATCCCCAATGACGCGCGACAGTTTCGAGGAGCAGTATGGCAAGGATGCTACCAGCAAGATGACTTTTACACGTTCTCTTGCTGGCTTTAATTGGTCTTTTAAGAATGAATCAGAAGACATTGTCCTAGTCTGTGATTTCTACGAGAAAAAATGCAAGCGCGAAAAGATTGTAAAACTTTCTAATGGGCACACAGTAACGGAGAAAGCCTATAAGAAATTCATGGAAATGTGGGAAGCTCAAGGAAATATAGAGCAACCCCCTATTCCAGTAGGCGAACCTCGTATAACAACATTTGAAACCATCTGTCGATATCGCTTATGTGAATCACAAGTGCTAGAATATGTTGAGACGGATTTTAAGCATTTGCCCCTCGTATTTGTAGACGGCAACTCAGTCAACATTAGCGAAGGTGGCTCATCAGGACAGATGACGAGACCTTATGTCTATCACGCGAAAGGAATACAGCGACTTAAAAACTACGCTGGTCAGTCCTTGGCTAATGAGCTTGAAAATACTATTCAGCATAAATTCATCGTTGCTATCGAGTCGATTCCAGAGGATTACCAAACTGCATATCAGAATGTGCAGAAAGCGGATACTCTTATTTATAATCATTTCTTGGACAGTCGCAGTCCAGACGTACAACTGCCTCCCCCTCGCGAGGTTAATCGTACTCCAATACCCCCCGAAATTAGTCAAACGTTCAGAATGTCAGACGAGATAACGCAGGTTATTTTGGGTTCATACGATGGGGCAGCAGGTCAGAATCAACAGAATATGTCAGGCATTGCATTCGCTCGTTCAGCACTACAAAGCAATAACGCATCGATGCCCTATGTGGTTGGCTATATTAAAGGGCTTAATCGCATCGCTCAAATTGTTTTAGATTTAATTCCTAAATATTATAGAACCCCAAGAAGTCTGCCGATTATTCTGCCAGATGGGAAACGTTCTCATGTAGAAATAAATAAAAAGGGCTCCATCTTTATGAATTACGACCCCAACTCTTTGGAGGTCAAAGTCGAGACAGGCGTCAACTTTGCAATGCAAAAAGAAATTGCGCTTAACACTATCACAAGCTTAATGCAGGCATCTCCTATTTTCGGTCAATTTATGAATGAGCAGGGTCTGCAAATCCTCTTGGATAATATTGAAATTCGAGGAATCGAAGGCCTCAAAGAGAAAGCGGCCGAATTTGAAAAACAAATGGCAGAGCAAAGACAACAAGCACAACAAGGCGAGCAGCAACAACAACAGATGCAGGCTCAGCAAATGCAACATCAAGCGCAAATGGATCAACAGCGCCAGGAAATGGAAATGGCCCAGGCACAGCGCTCTCTACAGGATCCGAGCATTGAGGAGCTCGGCCTTATGTCCATACAAGAGAAATCTAGACTCGATGCAGCCAACTTGGCACTGAAAGAAAGAGATTCAGAAACCAAGTTTATGGAGACGATGGCTAAGATTCAGATGCAAGGCCTTGAGATAGAACAAAAGGGTGCCCAGCAGGATGCAGAGACGGCACGTGAGCTAGTGCGAGATATCACGGCAATGGCGGATACATTTGAAAGAACAGAGGCAAGAGCAGAATGAAAGAAAAGAATTTTATAAAAAAAGCCATAAAGCATCCCGGAGCTTTGAGACAGGCTCTTCATATAAAAAAGGGTGAAAAAATCCCTGAAGCCAAGCTAGAGAAAGCTGAGAAGAGCAAATCTCCAATGATGAAAAAGCGTGCGACATTGGCAATGACATTAAAGAAATTGGGGAAGAAATAATGCCATTAATTAAAGGGCCACGAGCCAGAACTAAGCCAGGAATGGCAGCTAATATAAAAGCTGAATCTAAGACAAAGCCCAGGCGTCAGGCTATAGCGATTGCTTTAAGCTTGGCGGGAAAGTCAAAAAAGACAAAGAAAAAATAACTTAAAATATAATTCCTTTTTAATGCCTTTGAATGTATACTGTAATATACTAAAAAATAAACATATCAGAGGTAATTGTGGAAATATATATCACAGAAAAAGCGCAAGAGTTCTTGCCTAAAATAATAAAAGATGTTCAGGAAGATGAGGATATCGTTTGGATTCTAGACAGCGATTACAAGGCTGTAGTAATGTCAGAAGAACATTATGAAAACCTTATGGAATCATTAAGGGTTTGGGGCGGAATTGCTAATGACTATTTGGAAGAGCAACTGAAAGACACTTCTTCATTCGAAGAATATATACCTGAGCAACAATTCTTACGATCGGAAATAATATAAATGTTTAAGATTATATTGTCTCCACAAGCTAAAAAAGATGTAGAAAGGCTTAAAACGTCTAATCTTTATGATAAATTCAATAAATTAATAGAAAAGATAAAAGACAATCCATATTGTGAAGGTGATCACATTGAACGCCTACGAGGATATAAAAAAGAAACTTATTCAAGAAGGATAAATAAAAAGCATAGACTGGTTTATTCTGTTTATGATGAAATTATCACAATTGAAGTTATTAGGGCATGGACTCATTATAAGAATCTTTAACGTTCCACGTGTAACAATTGATGGATATTCACTATGAATGAAATATACATAACAGAAACTGAAGCTTCCCTTCGTTACAAATATTCAAAATTCTGGTTTCAGCGCTGTCGCTGGGCCGGAAATGGGCCACAATTCTTAAAAATCCGAGGAAAAATTCTATACCCAATAAAGGAAACAGATGAATGGTTCTCAGGTCATGGATTAAAAAATAGCACTTCTGAATAAAGTTGACTTAGTTTTAACAGTCAACTAAAATAAAGATAGTAGTTCAACAGTGTACAGGGCACTTTAAACACCTGGTCTACTTTCCAGCTTAAGGAATAAGCTGGCGAACTCATCGAAAGAGGTCTACCGCAGCACGCGGGTAAAATGTGCAAATAGGAAGGTATTGTTTATGGATGAACAGAATTTAGTGAGTGGAACTCAGCCTGATTTACAACAAACTGCACCATCTGAAAAGATGTTATCGCAGTCTGAAGTGAATGCACTTATTGCTCGTGAAAAACAAGCAGCTGCGGCCCGCGCCAGACAAGATGTTGAAAGAGAGTATCAGCAACGTGCTGAGCAAGCAAATATGCAACCTCAGACCCAGGAACAGCCCAGAGGCGCCATGCAGGCACCTACTGAAGCTCAAACCGATGCTGTCTATCAACAAGTCCAAGAACGCTTTAATAGGGAAATGCAAGAGCGCCAATTTCAAACCGAAATGAACAATCTAGCAGACGCCTATCATGCCAAAATGGAAACTGGTCGCAAAGCCTATGACGATTTCGATGAGGTGACAAAAGATTTTGATCCCGGCGCATTCCCACAATTACTCTGGTTAGTTTCAGGGTTGGAAAATGCCGGAGATATCATATATGACCTCAGCAAGAATCCTAATAAGCTCGTCACACTAGATTCGTTAGCGCAGCGGTCTCCGCGGCTAGCACAAGCTGAATTAGCGAAACTGTCTCAATCTATCTCGCAAAATTATATTGCAAGACAAGAAGCAGAACAGAATCCTACTTTAGCGCCGTTAAATCCATTGCAACCTTCCCGAGTTTCGGGGAGCAATGGCAAGATGACGGTGGATGATTTGCGTAAACAACCATGGTTACGCGCGTAATCTAACATCACTGCAATGCTCCCTTTGTTAAAAACAAACGGAGATTGTAAATGGCAAATAATATTTTGCAACAGGTTATTACTTATAACGAGAGTAACCTTGCGCTACTTTTAAACTCATATTGCTTCTTAAGCACCTCAAATAAAAAGTTTGTCGGATTTAACGACTCAGTGCCAAAAAACTTAGGTGACACTGTATCGTTTGATTTGCCTCCACGTTTTACCACAACAAACTCTTTGGTTGTCACATTTCAACCAGCTGTTCAGCGTGTTCAAAACTTGACGGTAAACCAACAGGCTTCAACTGCATACGAATTCACTGCACAACAATTTATTTTTAACGTTCGTGATTATATGAAAACGTTTGGTAAATCTGCTGTAGCTGAATTAGGAACGCAAGTTGAATCTAACGTTGCTGAATTAGCTGAAACTAATACCTTCAGATTCTTCGGGGATGGAATTAATCCAATAAATAGCTATCTTCAATTGGCTAATGCATTGGCGTTCTTCCGTAACTTTGGCGCGGCTCAAACTGACACCAAAGGTTACTTGTCTGATTTAACATTCCCTCTCATTGTTAACAGTGGTTTAAATCAGTTCACCATGGACCGTGGTAATCGTGAAGCAATGTCATGGGAAATTGGCGATTTCAGTAAATGCGAATGGTACCAATCCAATCTTTTAAAAACCCACATCTCAGGTACTGAAGGTAATGCCGGTTCAACCTTAACCGTTGTATCGACTACTTTAGATTCCAGCGGTGCTGTGATTGCTATTACATTCAGTGGTACCAATGCTGCTAATGATGTTAACTCAATTAAAATTTACGATAAATTCCAGTTCAGTGATGGCGTCAGTGGACAGCCTGACATGCGCTTCTTAACTTTTATTGGTCATAAGCCTTCTCAGTCTCCTGTTCAGTTCCGTGCAACTGCTAGCGCGACTTCAACTGCAGGCTCTCAAGTAACCGTGAGTTTATACCCACCTTTACAAGCGAATGCAGGACAAGATCAGAACTTAAACAACCCAATCGTTGCCGGTATGCAGGTTACTGTGTTGCCATCACATAGATGCGGTTTGATTATGGCTGGAAATCCATTGTTTCTAGCGATGCCAAAACTTCCTGAAGAAGTACCGTTCCCAACAGCGAACACAATGGATCCTGCATCTGGTGCAAGCTTAAGAACTTACTATGGTTCGCTCTTTGGTCAGAATCAACGCGGTATGGTGAATGACGTTATTTGGGGAAGTACATTAGTTGATGAATATTCAATGATGGTGGCTCTTCCGCTTTAAGTCTGACCTTTGATCGATTTTGCCCTTGAGATCGTCCGTGTCTGAAGGGCAATCTAAATAAAAATAAATTAGGAGACAAAGAATGTCTGTAAATATCCCAATTATAAATGCGCGTACTAAATACGTGAATGGTCTTGAGCTTGCCTATGCAACAACCACAACATTTACTATGGCTGCTGGTTCTGCAAGCAACTCAACCAATATCAATGATATTGTTTTAAGTGCCCCTGTGACCAACACAATCTCATCAGTCGGCGTCAATGGCGTAGACAGAGCTGTAGCTGTATTGAGCAGCTTTTATGCCGTGTACGTTATCGGCGATTCAACTGGGTATCAACCCACTGCAAGCTTGTTGTCACTTAGCGCAACAGCACCTTCGTTGCCTTTTGGTTATGACATGTTCCGTCGTGTAGGTTATATCCTGACTGACTCATCAGCTTTGCTTCTTAAGTTTTGGCAGTATGGCCACGCTCAAGAAAGAGATATGTGGTACGACACAGCTATCGCAACCCCAGCAATCACAACGGGTACAGCGTATGCAAGCCAGTCTTTAGCTGCCGGTATTCCAGCATTATTTGCGCCGCAAGCATATTTGAAATACACCTATACTGCTAATAGCGCGACTAACATTGCAACCATGGCTCCCTTTGGCTCAACAGCCACAGCGGGAATGATTGTAGTTGGAAGCGGTGTAGCTGCGGCCCAACAAGGCGTTGTGACTGTCCCAACTGCTTTGAATGCTACAGCTCCAACTATTACGCACAAAGAAACTTCAGCATCGGATGCTTTGGTTATCTTAGTAGCTGGGTATAGAGACAGCTTAGCGTAAGTGATTTAAGGAGGACCCGATATGGCATACACAACTAATGAACTAATAACAGGCGCTTATTATGCGTCCGGCGTGATTTCACGTGAGTTTGAGACAGTAAGTGGCAGCCAAATCGGGGACGGCCTTAATTGGCTGAATGATATTATTAGCGAGAAAGTGGTTGATGATGGGATGATTCCATATGAATCAAGCTATACATTCACTGCTGTTCCAGGACAAGAAGTTTATGTAATTCCGAATTTAATAGCTATAGATACGTTGGTTTTCTTTCTGAATTCCGTACGTTTCAGCATGACTTATAACAAAAGAAATAATTATTTCGGCTCAAATAGGGTTGAGAATATTAGAACACTTCCTTATCAGTGGTACTTTGAAAGGCAAAAGGGTGGTGGAAATTTATATATCTATTTCTCGCCAGATCAAGCATATCCAATGGAGTTGCATGGTACTTTCAGGTTGGCTGAAGTGGCTCTTTTTCAAGATTTGAGCCTGACGCTCGATAGATTTTATATGACATACTTACGTTATGCTCTAGCAGAGAGAATATGTGCTGAGTTTAACTATGTAACGCCTCCTAATGTTGTTAAGCAATTAGGAAAATATGAGGGATGGATTAACAAGAAATCCAAACTACTTGATTTGAGAATTGACAAAGTTTCATCTCTTAGAAATAACGGTCAATCCTATAGCTGGGCTTATATTAACTTAGGAAGGGGGTTTACTAACTAAGTGTCAACAGAATTAGCTGAACAGATACCAATCAATGTTAAAGGCAGCTCAAAATTTGGTGTATCACCAAAAATAAGCCTTGAGAAGACCTATAACATGTACGAATCCGATGAGTGGATGATTGGTTCTCCCGGATATAGAAAGCGCGCATTACCTAATTTAACAGGAGAAGGTCGCGCTATGTTCCGTTCTGTTCGGGGCGGATTTCTTATCGTTGTTATTGGTTCGGCTGTTTTTAGAGTAGGCGCTGATTTAGCTCCTCAATTTATAGGAAATATTGAAACAATTACGGGCGAATGTTTCATAGATGAAAATTTAGCAAGCCAGATATGTATTGTAGACGGTAAAAATGCCTACATTTACTTTTATTCTGGAACGACGGGAACATTAACAAAACAGACAGCAATGTCCGCCCTTGTTCCAGGTTATGTTTCTTTTCATAACACTTATTTTTTAATATCTTCTACTGTTAATAGTCCAAACCGTGCTCAATGGTATGCATTTACAAGGTTTGATAACAATACAATAGTTGTAGCATCTACTCAAAGTATATCCACTAAGCCCGATACGGCACTTGCTGTTCGTCGAATTCCAGGTCGAGGCAATAACGTTCTTGTTTTAGGCGAGACTGTTGCAGAAGTATGGAATCAGGTTGGTGGGGATACGGTTGATGGAATAGATAGAAACTACATACGCGTCAATTCATACAATATAGATAATGGATGTATATCCGTATCAACCATAGCGGCGGGTGAAGACACCATCGCATGGCTGGCAGTCAATGAAGCAAACTCACCAGTTATTATGGTTACCAATGGTTCGGAGACAAAACAGATTTCTACGGATGGTATTGACCATCTTATGGAAAGTATTAAGCATCCTGAGCAATCAACAGCATTCTTTTATAGATTGAATGGTCATTTATTTTACCAGTTAACATTCTTCAATGCGGAAGATAATTTAACATTGCTACATGACTTTACGAATGGAAAATTCTTTCATTTGTCAGATGAAAATCTTAATTACCATATTGCAAGAGACATTGTTTATTTCAATACAAAATCATATTTTATATCTTTAAATGATGCCGCAATATATGAAATAGGCGACGAATTTGATACTTACAACTATAGTATTAATAACGATAATGCTGGAGTGGTCATACCACGCATTAGAATATGTAAAACAATTAGAAAAATAGATTCATCCACCTTTAGATGTGGTATGTTCACATTCTGGATAGAGCAGGGCGTAAATACGTTCTTTTCTGAGGAAGTATGTGATGGTCAGTTGATAACTGAAATTACAGAAGAACCTATTGTGACGGAGTCCGGTAAAAAGATATTGGGAGAGTTTGGTTTGTGTGTTTTTGAAGATAATCGCCCAAGAGTCGATATGTCTTTCTCTAAAAATGGAAATCAGTCATTCAGCAATATTGTCAGCCGCCCTTTAAATGAGATGTCAGAGTTTAGAAATCAGATTAGATGGCACAGAATAGGACAAGCAAATGAACTGACAATACAGTTGCGATTCTGGGGTTTGAATAGATTCACGGTTACAGACGGAATTGCGGAGATATATTGATGGCTGACTTACAAGTTCCGCACTTGCCCCCATTCTTCAATATGAAGTATGTAGATGAAGATAGGTCGTTAACACCAAATGCTCAGCTATTTAATGATATTACATATCAAATTTTAAATCAGGTGGTTGAGTTTTTTAATGATGGGCTTCAGTTTCCAAGAAAAACAACAGCACAAATAGCTGTTTTAGGAGCCGATACAAATGTCCCTGTGGGCACAGTTTGGTTTAGTACTGATGCAATGAAGTTACAGGTGAAGACGGCTGCAAGCACAATAGAAACAATACAAAGCGTTTAAAGGAATAAAAATATGGGATTTTTTGGAGATTCAGGACCAAGTCCAGCATCAAAAGGAATGGAATACATTAATCAAATTCCACCGATGCTGCAGCAAAATTACAATCCGTATTTGCAAGCCGGAAGAAATCCTGCGGAAACTATGCAAGGATGGATGTCTCAATATAATGAGAGCCCTTATACGGCACAGCGCAACGAACGTGCCATGCGTGCCGCTCAAGGTTCTGCTGCGGCAGCTGGAATGCTTGGGACACCTAGTGATCAACAAAATCAGGCTAATTTGTCTGCATCTCTCTCAGATCAGGGTATGAAAGATTGGCTAAGTAATATGTTTAGATTACATGAAGGTGGCCTAGGCGCAACTCAATCATTTACAGGCGATATGGGAAATGTGATGGGTCAGCAAGGTCAGCTTGCATATCAGGACCAGAAACAAAAGAGTGCTGACCAAAGTGCCTTTAAAAACGCCATAATGCAATTAATTGGGATGGGTGGTGGCGCTGTCATTGGTGGTATGGCTGGAGGCCCTTCGGGTGCAGTTAAGGGTGCATCTATAGGAAGCAGTGTTGGTTCAGCAATAAATGGAACTTCTGGTGAAAATGATATGTACAAAGCATCTGAAGGAATGCCAACTAGCTGGAAATGGATGAAATAAGGAGATATTAAATGCCATATCAACCATTTAACGTAATTGGCGACTCATTAATTAAAAGCCCATGGGAGAAGGACTTTGGCGCGCTTCTAAATCGTGGGATGCAGTTATATCATGAGCCACAAAGATTACTTAGAGAAGCTGAGAAGGAAAAGTTTGCGAATATTTTAAATCGTGAAAGAGGGATGCAAGAACAAGCTGAAACTCCCTTTACAGGTCAAAATGCAATGAATCAAGCCGCCATCCTTCAGAATACAGCTAATTTTGCTCCTAGAATGTCTGAAGCTGAAATAAAAAAAGCCGAGGCGATGGCTGCAATTGGTGGAATGCAATTTCCTGGAGCTATGGGCCTTGTTCAGGGAGAAGAGCAAGCTAAAAGAATGTGGGGAGTAAACGATCCTAGAACTAAAAAAGTGATATATGGAAATGATACTTTATTTGGTCAGAGGCTACCAACACCAGTTAGATTGCAAAATGCAATAAGCGATGCTGAGAAAGCAATGAACAAACCTGGGGCATCTAAAAAAGAAATATCAGATGCGCAAAGAACGATACGATCTATCCAGATGACTGCTCTTAAAAATAGTGGAGATCCAGCTATAAGGGATAAAGTTGATGCAGGTGAAAACATTCAAAAAACAATGAAGGAAATAGATTATGATGTTCTCCTGAAGGGTTCCGGAGCAAAAGGGAGCGCGTGGTTAACAGGACAAAGACTTTTATCTCCATTAGGTCTTGAATCTAAAGATTATGCAGATTACGAAAGAAGCTTGAAAGGTTTAGAGGCTTTGGCTGATCAAGCAGGTGTCTTCTATGGAACTCCCGCAGCAAATGCAGCGCAAACAAGATTAAGAAAATTACTACATGATCCAAGATTTTTCACAAATCCAAATATAATGAAAGGCGAGTTTGAAATTATAAAAAATATATTTGAAAAAGAACATCAAACATTCTTGGATAGAATGTTGTATCAAAATTCTGAAATTCAAAGAGTTACCGGAACATTAGTGCCATCTGAAAACTTCACAGGATCGCAAGGTGGTGGAGCACACAATGACACTATTAATGCTCTCGCTCAAAACACTGAGAGAGTAATAAATAAAAAAGACAATATGGCCGAAATTAAAAGGCAGCAATCTGAGGCTAAAAAAATGCTCCCTAAAGAATCTGAATCTAAATCTGCTGAAAATAAAAAACCTGCAAAGCGTTATATTCAAGTAAATGGAAGGTGGGTGCCCCGTGACTAAAATATTTGAAATGCCAAATGGTGTAGAACTGGAATTTGCAGATAATACACCTGATGAAGAAATGTTTAGACAAGCTAATGTTTTTGTTTCACAAATGGCCCATCAACAGGATAAACGAAAAAACATGTCATTTTTACGACAAGGTCCTAGAAGTGAAAATGTCCCAGGACGCCCTACGGGTCCAAGAGGATCAATGTCCATGGAAGAAAGAGAGCAATTAAATACCGGTAATTTTGGAAAGGCACCTGCGGTAGGTAAAGTTTTCAGAAATTTGGGAGCAGGAGCGCTTGAGTCTATTAGAAATATAACTGATCAACTTCCTAATTTAAATGAAATAAGGCACAGTGCTGGTGGTCGTTCAGACCCTAGATTGCACCTAGGGCCGGAATCAAGGCAAGATTATCAAAAAATGTTTGGTATTAATGATGAAAATCGGAGTGAAGCGATTCAGAAAATACCTGAACTTGCATCAATGGTAGGTGCGCCAAATGTAGGGCTTGGTAAGTTTGCATCAAATGTAAGCGGTCGTTTAGCGGGACCTTTGGCAAGGGGAGTGCTTAATGCTTTAGGAGAGACATTATTCCAAGGCTCTTTAGGCATGGGATTTAATCCAGAATCTAGAACAGAAAGTGGATTAGAGCAGGCAAAATATGCAGCTCCCGCTAGTGTCATTGCAGATATGACAATGGCGAATAATCCAGGTGGCAGATTCTTGAAAAGAATATTGCCTGGTTCTGTTGGAGCATATACTGGATATAACATTCAAGGAGAACATGTGCCAATGTGGCAAAAACTTCTCGGAGGGATGACAGGGCTGGTTGCAGGTCATCAAATCGGCAAGGGAGGAAGGAAAATTTTTGGAGGAGGTGAAGAACATTTTGCGCAACCTTATGCAGAACGCTCGCTTAAAAATATGACTCCTGGAGATTTGCAAAATTATAATAGGTCTCAGTCAGCACAAGAAAGATTATATGAAGCGGAAGTTCCGGTAGATACAACATTTGGACAGAAAACACAAAATCCTCTGCATCTTGCTGAAGAAAAGTTACATGGAACAACGCCAGAAAATATAAAAACAAAACATGCTTATCAACAAAATCAACAAAATCAGCTTTATGAAGCAAAACAAAATACAGCTGAAATGCAAAGACCAACAGAAAAAGATGTAACCAATCAATATAAAAAAGCATATAAAGGCGCATCTCCACAAGATATTGAAAAATCTGTTGGTCAAGGTCTTCATAAAGATGAAGTATACAACACAGCTAGAAAAGAAACTTATAGTAATGATGCTCAAGTATCAAAATTAAAGGGCGCTCCTGAATTTAGCTTGCAACGACAAGATCAAATAAAACAGAATTTAGATACTCGTATAAAAAATATGAGAGATGCAAAAGTTTTGGGTGGAAAAAATGCGCCTAGTGAAGCAGAAATACAAAAGGTAATTGACGTTAAAAATAATTTAACTAAAAGATTAGACAGAGTATCTAAAGGTGGACAATATGCAAAAGCTAGGCGCACATATGAAAATAAAGTATTTTCAGATATGGTACATTCAGATACTGTAGAACAATTTGCGGCGCGTCTTAAAAAACCTGACTCATTCGATGAATTGATTAAATCAGCACGTGGAAATCCTGCATTACAGCAACGGTATCGTGATTTGCGACTAATAAATGGTAATATCAAAAAAGTAGATATGCAAAAAATGGCTGAAGCATTAGGGAATAAATCCGTATTCGGTATTATTACCAATCCAAAGAAAACAGCAAAAGAAGTGCTTGAAAATTTCATTGATGGAGATTATACAAAAGCATCTATGCATTTATCTTTAAATCCTGATGCACATCAAGAAATGCGAAAATTGGCGCAGATATCTGATCCATCTAAACGTGCAGCTGCATTAGTGCAAATAACAGCAAAATATTTAGGGCATAAAAGCGCTACCGATTTAAATGCAGGCCATAAATTTACAGAAGAAGATTATAAAAAATTAGAAGGCGCGTAATAAATAACAGGAGCTAAGGAATGGCACTAGACCCGCATTATATAACCGATGGACCTCTGGAAGAGGCATTTCTTGATAAAGATACAGGCCTTCCTTTGGCTGGCGGAACAATTACATTTTATCGAGATGCTTCTAGGATAACATCAAAACCAGTATATCAACTTACTGGGGCTCCTCCTAATTATCAATATATTCCATTAGATAATCCATTGACATTAAGTTCCATAGGTACAGTCCAAAATGCCGGAGGTGACAATGAAGTCATATATTATTATCCATATGATGATAACGGTAGCGCTATTGACTTATACTATGTGGTGGTAAAAGACTCCAATGGAGTTGAGCAGTTCACTCGAGAAGCATGGCCAAATGGCGTGATTGCCGATGAGTCTATAAGCAATATCAATTCATTGCCTGTACAAAATCAGGTATCAAATCCCCAATTTACTAAAATATTAATTAACGATGTTCCCACTTTAACGCCATCGGTTACCACATATACCGTAACAGCAGGACCAGATCAGGTATTTGAGTTTGCACCTAATTGGAATTTTTTATTAAGTGGGACAGGCAATGTAACTGTTGAACGGATTGCGGTAGCGGGTGATTTAAAGATCGCCACAAGTCCACCTTATGTTATTGAGATTACGGTAGACCCCACGATATCTTCATGCAAATTGTTGCAAAAGTTCGCTAATAATTCAGGATTGTGGTCTACAACATCTGAAAATACAATTTTCTTGTCAACAAATTTAGTAGCAAAGAATATGCTTGTTTTAGATACAAGCGTAAAGATGTATTATCAAGCTTCTTCTGGTAGTGAGTCTACAGTTCCCATAAAAATATTCGAGAAGAATATACCGGGTCTTGCAGATTATGCTTTATATTCCAGTGGAAGCACTAGCGCAATTCCTGAATCAGATAATGCTTTGTCGGGCGCAAATGGATTTATAAACATCTATATATCTTTGCAGCCCAGCGCAAAAGTTAGACTTAGCAGTGTTCAGGTTATACCGACATTTAATGCAATCGCTGCAGATATAGTTCAATATGATGAGACATCATCAGATAGAGACCAAGCACTTATGGGGGATTATTATATTCCCCGTACGATTATATCCCCACTTCCTAGTTTGCTAACTGCATGGGATTTTCCGTTAAATCCTGCTCAATTTGGAGAAACGGTAGCAACGATAGCGGCAACTCCTGATTATACATGGGACCAAACCATTTGCTGTAGGAATGTAGGCAATGTGGCTGTGGCGCGAAATTCAATAACGAATGCAATGCAATTTACGCCTGCATCCGATAATGATTCCGTATATTTGATGCAATTTCTGACAGGTGCTCAAGCTAAGGAAATGTTATTTTCAAGGCTTAGTGTTAATATTGCTGCCTATTTAGCAGCCAATGTAGGTGTTACTACGGTAAGAGCTTATTTGTTAGTTGGGACAGCGGCCTCAGTAGTTCCTATTATTCCTGCAACACTGGGGTCTCTTAGTGCGACGGGTGAATTTACAGGGCCTGCAGCTGGATGGAGTTTTATACCAAGAAGTGGACTTGATACGCCTCGCGATATTGTCACTGCAAATAATCCAACAACTGACAATGACATTCAATTCTCTGGCTGGGAAGTAGTAGATGGCGCTCAATTTAATGATACAAATAAATTCGCTATTGTTGTTACCTTTGCATGGACTACAAAACCCGTATTGAATGTTCTGTCTATTTCCTTGAATAAAGGAGATTTGCCAACTCGTCCTTCTGCCCAAACACCTTCAGATGTTTTATCTGAATGCCAGTACTATTATGAGAAAAGTTATAATGCAGGAGCAAAAGCAGGCGACGTAAGTCTTTCTGGAGCATTGTGTGCTCAACAGGGTGCTCACCCTACATCTAATGGTTCGGATGCTGATATAGCAACGCGAACATTTGGATTTACATATAATGTTCCAAAAAGAACAACTCCTACTGTTGTATTATATTCTCCAGCTTCAGGTGCTGCAGCGAATGTATATTATACATTTTCATGGAAAGGCGTCATCCCGGGAGGGTATCCTGTAGACAAGCCATTACAAGCTGGATTAACACCAAATATTATTGGATGGGTTCAATTAAACAATGGACACTTTGGTGTAACTTATAGGTCTAATTCTGAAATAGTAATTGGAACAGCATCTAATGTTCAAGACGGAACAGAAGAGAGCTATATTAATTTTCACTACTCAGCCGATTGTCGTCTCGGTATTATTGCTTAACATTTAAAGGATTAAATTATGATCACACCATATATCGCTCAACAAACTGTTACTGATTTTGGCTTAAGATTTGCCGATTTGAAATACAGTGCAAAACTGGCTATCACAACAGATACAACATTGACAGTTCCCGGAGTAGCTCCACGATACAAAGCTTTAATGAAATGTGTTGCAGCTGGCGAAGTTTGGGTGGCCCTAAATGCTACAGCTGCAGCAACAGCAGGGACCACTTTTGCATCTACTACTTCTGAGATGCTCACTGGTGAATATTATATATGCCGTGAAGTTAAGGCAGGCGATGTAATACATTTTTTTAGCACAACAGCCACCACGGATGTAAGCGTCATTCTGTATGCATTAGGAACAAATAACTAAGATTTTCTAAAGGAGCCTAGAATGGCAGATATTAAGTTTAGTCAGTTTACGGCTGGCAATAATGTACGTGTAGATGACATTGTAGTTGGGCTTCGAAACTCGGATAACTATAAATTCAGTTTTCCTGGCACAGGGATTGAAGATAGTTCCGGTAATTTGCTTTTAGGATATTCTAGCGCAGGAATTTCTGCAGTTAATTATGTGTTTATTGAAAGTGGGAATACAACATTTGCACCAACAATATCGGCTTTAGGTGCTGATACCAATATTAATCTGGATATAGAATCAAAAGGGACCGGTTCGGTTAATTTAAATGGAGTTTCTGTTAACTCCTTAAATAGTATTTCTGGAATAACAACCGCTGTATTTACTGGCTCTACAAGTGGTCTGGCCACATTAAAAGCTCAGGCAGTTGCTGGAACACCAACAATCCAACTTCCAAGTACATCAGGCATTTTAGCTCTTGCTAGTTCTATTCCAACATTTCCGGTATCTCTAGCTAACGGTGGGACAGGAGCGTCCCTTACTGCAGACAATGGCGGTATTTTTTATAGTAACGCTACTACAGGCGCAATTTTGTCGGGAACAGCCACCGCTGGGCAATTACTCCAATCAGGCTCCTCAAGCGCCCCTAATTGGACGACAGCGACCTATCCATCCAGTACAACTGCCAATAGATTGTTATATAGCTCTGCTGCGAACGTGGTTGGTCAAGTCACTGGCGCTAATGGAGCCTCTCTAGTTTCCACAAATGCGGGTGTTCCCACTTGGTCAAATAGCATGCTAGATGGGCAGCTTATTATGGGTTCAACAGGTGGGCAACCTCAAGCAGCATCAGTAACTGGAGGAGCCGGAATTACTGTATCTGCAGGTTCAAATTCATTAACTATTAGTGCAACTGCGGGTGGTGGCGGCCTTGCTTGGTCCAATGTATCAGGAACATCTCAAGCAGCTGCGGTCAATTCTGGATACATAACAGCAAATAGCTCATTAACCACCGTAACACTTCCAGTAACAGCTGCTTTAGGATCTGTAATTGCCGTACAAGGATACGGTACGGGTGGTTGGATTATTCAGGCGCCAGGAGCGCAAGTGGTTCACATTGGCTCTGTTCCCAGCAGTGCTGGTGGCGCCATTGCATCAGCAAATCAATATGACTCAATCACACTTGTCTGCGTTGTTGCTAATACGGCATGGTCTCTGTACGGGCCTGTTACTTCGGGATACACTATTACTTAACATAAAAGGATTTTATAAATGGCACTGAATAATAATTTAAACAATGGAACCGTCCCCTTAACACCTGCATTTGGTGGAACTGGCGTTGCTAATACTGGCACTTTTACCGTTGGTGGGAACACTGCGTTTTCAGGCGCATTTACATTTGCAGGTACAATAACAGGAAACACAGCCGTAACTTTCCCTACATCAGGAACATTGGCTACAACATCAGGTGCTTCTGGGATAGTGAATAGCGGAACCGCAAATCAGATTGCTTATTATGCATCTAGTGGAACAACCGTTTCAGGTTTAACAGGCGCAAATGGGTCCGTACTAGTGACGGATAACACCGGCGTTCCATCCATGCTAGCCAATCCTGCTGCTGCTGGTCGTGTTTTTCAATCAGCGAATGCTGCAATACCAGTTTGGTCAACATCTAGCTACGCTGATACCTATGCGGTCTCAACAATTTTGTATGCAGGCTCAGCTAATACTGTTTCTGGTTTGGCAACCACGAATCGTGCCTCTTTATCAACCAATTCAACTGGCGTCCCCACATGGCTTGCTTTAACAGATGGGCAGCTAGTTATTGGAAGCTCAGCAGGTAGTCCAGCAGCAGCCTCATTAACAGCTGGAACCGGTATTTCCATAACACCAGGGTCTAATAGCATTAGTATTGCCGCTACTGGCTCATCAGGTATGGCATGGGCAAATATTGCAGGAACAACTCAGGCTGCAGCAGTAAATACAGGGTACGTAGTAGGTAATGCGTCCCAAACGACTATCACTTTACCAACTACGGCAGCACTTGGTTCTGTAGTGGCAATCCAAGGTAAAGGCGCTGCTGGTTGGATTTTAGCGGCAGGAGCAGGACAAACTATTCAGGTTGGTCAAACTGCCACTTCAACAGCAGGTTCCGTAACATCAGCAGCGGCATTTGATGCGATACAAGTTGTCTGTATAACTGCAAATACCACCTGGAGTACAAGTTATGTGCTTAGCTCAGGAGTGGCTGTAGCATAACAAAATAAATGTATAACAGCATGTTATAATAATACATTTGAGCAGGAAGTATTATGAAATCATGTAGGAAATGTGGGGTAACTGTCCCCGGAAGAGCTCTATGTATCAATTGCAAACAACAAAGTGACAAACAAGGGGCATTAAAACGAGTTACAAGTGATAAAAGAAAAAGCTATAAATATAAAGAATGGGCCAGATTGGTAAAGGAAAGAGATAAATATGAATGTAAACATTGCGGTTTAAAAGAAGCAGCTTCATTACAGTCGCATCATATTGTTCCATGGGAAGATAGTATTGAATTAAGGTTTGAAATTGGCAACGGATTAACATTGTGTCGCGTTTGTCATACAAAAGAAGATAGAAGAATTAAACCTATTCCTATATGGTCTAAAGGAAAGAAGTTTACAGACGAGCATAAAAAGAAATTAAGTGAAGCAAAAATAGGGAAGGCTCCATGGAATAAAGGCGTTAAAACGAAGGGAATTATAGCTGCTAATAGCCCTTGGCTGGGAAAGAAACTGTCTGAACAACATAAAGAAAATATGAGAAAATCTGGAAACAAAGGAAAGTCTTGGATAATAGATTCCGAGACTGGAAAAAGAAAGTGGATATAACCGTAGAATAAGGAGATAGGAATGGCTGTCACAACTCAATTAAATACGGGATCAACCCCCATTATCGTGGCATCGGGAGGGACAGGTGTTGCAACGATGACCACTGCTTATGCTCCTATCTGTGCAGGAACAACGGCGACTGGTCCGTTACAGGTAGCTTCGACAGGGCTTAGTACCTCGGGTTTCGTACTGACTTCCAATGGCGCATCTGCGGTGCCCAGTTTTCAAGCTGCGGGTGGTGGAGGATTAGTATCAGCTCAAGTCAGTATAACTGCTGCAAATTTTAATGCTGCCAACGCTACAGCTGTTCAAATTATTGCGGCACAAGGCGCGAATACAATAATAGTTGTTGATTCAGTTGTAATAACATTTGTAATTTTAACTGTAGCATTTACAAC